GTACAGCGTAGACTGGTACAGCGTCACAATCTCATCGAGAGAATTGTTGAGCGCCGTTTCGGTCTTCGGGCAGATCTGCGCTCGGTTGTCATCGATCCAGGCCACCTGCTGTTCCAGGATGTCGCTTATGTCGCCTTCGAACTCGTTGTCGCCGAGAGGGATGTCCAGCAGCTCATTGAACCGCCCCTGGTACGCCTCGACGAAACCGTCGACCAGCGGAATGACGCCTTCATAAAAAGCGCCAAGCGCCACATGCTCTGCGTACGACGTGGTGCGCAGGTGCTGCCGATGCGTCAGATCCCGTGCCACGAAGATCATGGCGACCATCATGCCTGTCTTTTTCATGATCAATACCCCGTCCTGGCGTATTTGGGGAACACCGCCAGGGTGACTGTCAGTGCGCTACCGCTTCCACCGGAGATAAGCGGGCGCACAAACAACGGGTTCTCATTGCACGCGCCGCTTGCCGCTGAGGTGTAAGCCATGCCGGCTGTCCCGCTCTTTGCTGTCAACGTGTTCCAATTTGTGCCGTCGTTGGACCCCTGCACCGTGCAGGTCGCTCCGCCAAACGTGCCGGCTACCTGGAACGTGAGGTCCGCCGAGGAAGGAACTCGAAACGGCGAACCGTCGTCAGTGCCCGCAAGGGCGGGCCAGGTCACCACAATCGCGCCGTCTCTGGTGTTTGAAAACTGTATTGTCGCCATTACTTGTTCCTCATTGCTTTGCTGATCAGCCCGCTACGGGTGGTTTTGGCTGCCGCCTTGAAGGACTCATTGGTCGGCGCCCCTTTGCTGCCTGGCTCGCGCATTCTTTCACCCGATCCGGCTTTGATTCGTTCACGCTTGGCGTGGATGTTCGCGTATAGCCCTCTCATCACCACTTCACCTTGTCGGCCCAGTAGGCCGCGCTCATCTTGCCCTTGGCTATGTTGCTCGCGTGGCGAGCCTTGAACGCCTTGTTGCGCGCCGAGCCGTCCGGCGAGCCCTTCACCCCTTGCTGGCCAAAGCGGATGATTTTCTCTTTCCCATCCGCGCACGCCTTGACGACGTGGCTCTTTTTCGGGTGGTCAGGCGTCGACCTGGGAGCGTTGCACTTCATCTGGCTCTTGATCAGCCCCTTGCTCATATCCCGCTCCCGGTCTGCATCTTCAGACGACGCTCAGCGGCGAACAGGTTCTGCTTGCTGCGCTCCTTGATCGCGGTCTCACCCAGGCGCGCTTTGATCTGTTCCAGGGACAGGTTCTGCGCGTTGGCCAGCTTCAGCATCTCCAGCTCGATCATCTGCTGCCGCTCTTCGCGCCTGGCGCGGATGCCTTCCTGCGCGATCTGCAAGCGGGTCTGCAGCTCCAGTGCGTCGCCTTCGTTCTGAGCCTGGACGCGCTGTACGTCTGTCTGTGCGCGGATCTTGGCCGCAATGACGCGAGGATCTTCAGCCTGGCCCTGTTGAGCGGCGTTACGCTCTGCCTCGAGGATTGCTTCGATCTCCTCATCGGGTTTGAAGATCTCCGCCGGGTCGACGTGCTGCGCCTGCAGCGCTCGCTCAAACAGTTTCTTCGGGTCTATGTACTTGGCGTAGATCGGGTTGCCGGCAGCAGCGAGCAGTTGCAGGAACGCCTGGTTCTGAATGTCTCGCACGATCAGCGTCGAGCTGCCCCTGGCGTCTATACTGAAGTCGCCTTTTATGCTGCTGTCTTCATTGTAAAGCATGTTCCAGTCGTAGCACCGACGGATGTGCGGCTTGGTCACCATGTCGTCGAATTGCTTGACCAGTCGTTTAAGTACGACGTTGGCCGAGGTCATCAGCATCTGCATGCCGCCCACGGTGTCAGGCGCTGTGCCCTGCTCACCTTGCATCAGCGTCGGAACGCCGGTCTCTGCGTCAGCCAGCTTCATGGCCATCTCAATGATGTTGGCCAGCTCAGCCTGGTGGCTGTTGAATTCAAAGGTCGCAAAGGCTTTGCGCACGTCGTCCAGGTCGTCGGTGGCGAACCAGATCTTGCGGGCTGACAGGTTCCAGGTCTTGTCGGCCGGCTGGATCAGGTTGGGCTTGACGACGATCTGCGGGCCACTGCTCACGCCGGCGTTGTCCATCATCTGGCGCCAGGCGGCGTTGAGCACCTTCTGCTGTGCGCGCATAAGGTACGGGACGCCGTATCCCCACACTGTGTTGCCGGCCTTCTCCCAGACAAATACGTCGTAGGGCAGCGAGCCGTCTTCCAGCGGATTCAGGAACGCCTTGACCACTGTGTCGTTGATCATCACCACCGTGGCGCTGATCGACCGCAGCGGGTCTTTATCCGGCAGGTTCATCCCCGTAGCTTTGAGGTCATCGTAGTCGACCTCGCCGGTGTACTCCCACTTCTCGAACAGGTCTTCAGCGACGTCTGTCTGTTCTTCGTCGCGGATCTCTTGCATGGCGTGGCTGCGTTTAGGTCCTTCCTCGAGCACTTTGCGCAGCTGGTCCTTGATGTACCCAGGCTGCTTGGCCAGCTCTCGCACGCGGCGAGACGTCAGCTCTTCGCGCTCGTACAGCCCTTTGCCGTTCTGGACGCAGTCGCCGCAGCCCGGATCGGGGAATACGTTTCGCGGATCAATGCGGTAGCTCGACGGGGATTCTTCTTCGACCATGACCATCATGTGAACGGACTCGCCGCTCACGGGGTCGCTGACCTCTTTCCAGGCTTTGCGGAATCGGTTGGTCACCACTGGGCCTTTGAGCACACCGGTGCCAAGCTTGGCAGCATCGTGGACCATCTTGCGCAGCTCGCCGTTGTAGTCGCACTCGACCAGCTGGTCTTCGATCTCGGTCTGCATGGCTTTGGCTTTGTCGGAGGTGTCGCGCATGATCGCCCGAGCAATCATCTTCATCGGCACCGGATTGCCCTCTTGATCCGTGACGGTCTCGCCGGTCATGGGGTCAATGGCTTCCTGGCCGTCTTGTACTAGCTCACTGATCAGCGGATCGGGTGTCGGCTTGATGCCCCAGTTGCGGTCGTCCGTGGGCAGGATGATGTCGGTGAATCGCGCCTCAGCGGCGTTAGTCTTCTGCCTGGTCAGGCCGATGTAGACGGTCGAGCGGTGCGGCTTGGCGCCCTGCGTGGTGACAGGGTAGCCCTGCTCGACGCTGGTCATCATCTGGCTGGCCGCCTTGTTGATGTTGTCCTTGCTGTCGTACTGGTCCTCGTCTTCGCTCCAGCGCTTGTCGACGCCCAGCGCGTACCTGGCACGGACCCACTTGTCGCGCTGACGGCCCATGGATTGACCAAAGGCCTGCAACTTGTTCAGCCGGTCTTGCTCGTCGTTCTGCTCGATTTCTTCGGGCGTGTGCATATCAGTACCCTGCTACTGGATCAAAGAGGCCAAACGGTTCTACCACTGCGTGGAAGCGCTGGGTGCCCGTTTCGGACTGTGTCTTCGCCATTCGGCGCATCATCATACCGTATCGCGTGGCCGCCATAAGGTCATCGACTTTCGTGACGATCAGGCCGTCTTTTCGGTGATACAGCCGGAACTCTTCGAACCACTCAGTGAGATGGCTGAACACCCGCAACCGTCTGGTCTGCATGCGTTCCAGCATCTGGGCAACACCGGCTTCCAGGCCATTGCTGCCATCCTCAAAGGTGGCTCGGTCTCTCATCATGGCCAGGCCCTGCGTCTTGTACTGTGCGGCCAGCTGCTGGCCTGACCCCTTGTCGCGCTGAAGGCCGTCATGCGGCCAGGCGACCGGTATCCACTCGCCTCGAGTGCGAATCGCGGCAGCGTGCTGCACGATCGATGTGTCTTTGACCCGGTAAGTGTCGGTGACGTACAGGGTGTCGCTGTCACGGTCCCACGCCAGCCACACCGCTGCGGTAGGGTGGTCGATACCGAAGTCGATGCCCACGACGCGAGGCCAGTGAGCGGGTATCTGGAACGGCTGGATCGCCACCGCTTCATCAGCCAGGGGGAACACCCGACCAGAGCCCATCGATGGGATGCCCTTGGTCCTCGCGTCCCGCTCATGCTCTGGGTAGCTGGCGATGATCCGCTCACGCTCCTCGACGCTGTAGTGCTCCACGTCGTGGACGGTCATGTTGGTGACCGTGGTGCCGCCTGGCTTGTCCAGGAGGAAGCGGCGCACTACATCGGACATACCCATCAACGGCGTGAAGGTGACGAACACCAGGCCATTGGTCGCGTTGGTGCGCGTCAGCGCTTCGCTGTAGATCGACATCGGCGGCTCTTCGTCGAGCCAGATCCCGTCGACCGTGTCAGCCTGCCACTTGGTGCGGCCCTGGTCGTAGGAGTTGAACTGGATGACGCTGTGCTCGCCGCTGACGTGCTTCACGACGCAGCTGGCCACCGCATCGGCGACGCCCTGCCTGGCACTGGTGTCGAGCAGGCAGTCGTGCGGGATAGCGCCGGTGCCCCACTCATCGCGCAGTTCAGGCGGGCCGATCAGCAAGCGCTGCTGCCCCTTGCGCGTGAGCTCCGCAGACTCCGATCCGATCATCCACCTGGTAGCGCGTGGAAAGCGTCTACCGGTCCACCAGGCTGGGTACCGGCCGGTGGCGTGCATCGCGACCTCGAAGGCCCCGCTGAAAGTCTTGCCCGACTGGTTCGCTGCCATGAAGAGGCGTTCGCGATACTGCGACCCGGCGTTGTGGAATTCGAGTTGCTTGCCGTACGGCTTGTAAGCCGCCAGGCGGTTGCGCTTCGCGCGCAGATCCTTTTCCCGCAGCAGGTCATAGACTTCTCGCTTCTCAGCAATGCTGAGCGCCGAGAGATCGATGTCCGGCTGCGCGATCACTTAGAGACCGCCTTGCTCAGTAGCGCCGAGAGTCGCTGATCCAGCTCATCGCCGGTCATCTCCAAGCTGCCCGAGATCTTCATCTCGACGGCCTTCAGCTTGGGCTGGTTGTACTGCAGCAGCTCAGTGAGCGTGCGGATCTTCGTGTCCGTGTCGACGAGCCCAACCGTCACGGGCCTCCCGTCTTTATCAAAGACCTGGGCGCCTTTCGCGTCGAGCACTGGCACCTGGGTCGCCAGGACGCGTGCTATCTCAGCGGCCGGGTCCAGGCCCGCATCGATGCACGCCTGGGCGACTGTCTTCAGATTGATAGCGCCAGGCCTACGCGCCGACGTGTGTCCAGCGTGACCGCCGCCGTTGCGCTGTCCGGTACCCTTGGACGTGTGCACCCGGCCGGTCATCCCGGCCGGTGTGTCAAAAGCGTTCGACGTGGCGAGCAGGGGCGCGCCGTCGTCGTCTTCCTCGGCTCGACGCTGGCTTTTTACCGCTGCGCGAGATGGGATCTTTGCGCCCATGGCTTTTACACCTTGCCGGGGATGATCCCGCCAGAGAAGCCGCCTATCGCGCCAGGCTTGCCGCCGTGCGACTTGTAGGGGGTCTGGTTTGTGTTTGTGCCGGGCATTGGCACGGACACTTTGCCGGGGATCTCGCCCTTGCCCTGGCTCTGGTTGCTGCCAGTGGGGCCTGCTGAGCCTGCGCGGAATACATCTTTCATCACATCATCTCCTGGTCGGCGTACATGTCACGGTTGGTTTTCGAGCGCGATTCGGCTTCTTGGTTCCACATCGCTTCTGTGTCTTCTGCGCCTTCAACGCCGACGAGCTCCTCGATAGCGTCGAGGGCGTCCCCAACAGCGTCAAAGGACATCATCTGCGGAGCACCGCCGTCCATCTCGACAGAGACAGAGACAGCGCCATCATCGGCGATTTCAAGCGTAATGGTTTGCGGCATGTCGGTGTGTCTCCTAGTCGGGGGTTCCCGCTCGCGATAATAGCGGCGATGTTCTCACATATCAAGACGTTAAACCAGTTAGCAGGTTTTTCGAAGGATATTCGATAGTTTTTTTATATCAAAAGGAAATGCGCGATAGAAAAGATTATTTACTTGATACTTGACGTCAAGCATTGACAATCGTCTAATAGCCCTGCAACACCGAACAGCTGCTGACCGGGGCAGATCAAACACCGGGAGCCGGGGCGGATGCCTCTCAGGACAAACCGGCCAATCGTCTGCAGCTACAACGCGCTGCACTGATGAGGCCCAGCAGGCCGAAACGAGTCCCAGGAGGACAGCATGACCCTCGAACAGATCAAAAAAGCAGTAGACCAAGGCAACGACGTTTTCTGGAAGCACTCTGGGTACAGAATAGTTGCTGGGACACAAAAAGCGGTTGGCGAGTATTTCGTCGTATGCACTGAAAACCAGCACACCGTCGGGCTGACGTGGCGCGATGGCAAAACAATGAACGGCAACGAAATCGACTTTTATCAGAGTCCCAGGAGGACAGCATGACAATCGAACAGTTTCTTGATAACCGAGTCAGCCGTCGCCTCAAAGCAGAAGAGCGGGCGCTGACCCGCCTTGAAAAGCGCGAA